GCTCATCAAGTCACGTCGTTGCAGGTGTTGTCGGGTCCGTCGGGTTTGGCTGTGCCGTCGCGGCACCCGGAGCGCACGGATCTTGCCCGGTGTGCGGCGTGGGCCGTGATGTCGGTGCATCGGAACCCGCCTGAAGCGCCCGCAGTGTTCTAGTGTTGACACATGGAAACACTGGATGCTAAGGTTTGGGACATGAACACGATCCCCGCAGGAAACGTCACCGTCGGCACCGTCATCATCCGCAACCTCAAGCCCGTCGAGGTCACCGAGGTCCGGCGCATCCCGTTCGCCGGGCTTGAGCAAGTTTGGCTGTTCAGCGCCCGTGGCATCGAGGTCCAGGACTACGCGCACAGCCGGGTGGAGGTGGCGCGGTGAGTGAGAAGGGCACCGGCACCGAGCAGTACGCTGCGTTCATGGCGCGGCTGTTGCGGTCCTACGGGCGGAAGGCGAGAGCCCAGGAGCTTGATACGACGGCTCTTGGGCAGCTTGTCGAATTGCGCGTGCTGCTCGATGAGCAGACGCGGGAGACGGTGCACGCGTTGCGGGTCGGTGGGTACTCGTGGCAGGCGATCGGGGTCGGGCTCGGCATGACCCGCTCGGCGGCGTTCAAGAAGTACGGGGAGGCGCCCGAGGGGTCGCCCCGGAAGGTTGGTGGGCAGCCTGCCCATATGCGTTGACCCGGATACCCTGCCCCGGTATCCTCCTGTGTGGGTCGGGTGGCCCGGCGCAGCTTGTCGCCTGTGACTCCATGAGGGAGCCGCATGACCGTTGGGTCAAAGCTGCTGTATGCGACCGATCAGCAGCCGGATATCTTGTTCAACGGCCCGCCGGACGGGTGGGTCGTTGACACGTTGGGCGACTGGCGCGGCCCGACCACGATCGGGTCGGTCGGTGTGCAGTCTGGTGGCGCAAGTGTGCTGCCCGCTTTCATGCGCGCCACGTCACTGATCGTTGACACGCTCTGCGGGCTGCCGTGGCGCTTGATCCGGGACCGCGACACGATGGACGCCCCTCGTTGGATCGCTGACCCGCACCTTCTGCGCCCGGATGGGCGGTTGGGCGACGGGCGCCGGTGGCCGGGGGCGCTCAATCGGATTGAGTTCTGGTCCCAAGTCCTGACCTCGACCCTGTGGCACGGGAACGGGTATGTGTGGGTCGCCCAGGACACGCTCGACGGGCCCCGACCGGGGTTCGCATTCCTGAAGGTCCTCAACCCGTCGCATGTCGGGTGGGACGACGGTGACTACACGATCGGGGGCGAGCCTCTGGCCGAGCTGGGCGGGAGGCTGCTGCACTTCCGTGGCCTGCCGCCGTATGACGGCGCCGGTTTCGGGGTCGGTGTGCTGCGCCGCCATGCGCTCGACCTTGGCCTTGCGGAGGCGGTGCGCGGGTACGCGGCGAACACGCTCCGCTCAGGCATCCCGAATGGCTACCTTCGGGTGACGAGTCAGAACCTCACGGAGGATGCGGCCAAGGCGTTGAAGGCACGTTGGATGGAGGCGCATGGCGACACGCGCAGCATCGCGGTCCTGAACGCAAGCACGGAGTTCACACCGTTGGCGATAAGCCCGCTCGACGCGCAGCTCATCGAGCAGAAGCGCATGACCGTCGCGGACATTGCGCTCATGTTCGGGGTCGAGCCGACGATGCTGGGCGCGCCGTCCGGCGATTCCGCGACATACGCGAACGTTGAGCAGAGGATGCTCACGTTTTGGACGCACACGCTGCAACCGTGGGCGCGTCGCATCGAAGAGACGTTGAGCGCGGAGGTCCCACACGGGTCGTGGGTTGAGATGGACATGCGGGGCCTGCTGCGGGGCGACTCGATGAGCCGGGCCAGTTTCTACGCGTCTGCCCTGGACAAGGGATGGATGACCGTCGATGAGGTTCGCGCTATCGAGCGGCTGCCGGTGATGCCGAATGAGCCGCTCCCGGCCCAGCCGGAATGGCCGGGCCGTGGCCCGGAGCTTCCGACGGGGCCGCACTTCACCGATCCCACAGTCACACCCGAGCAGTTCACTGAGGAGCCTTCATGAGCATCCAGCATGTCACTCACGCGGTCGAATTCCGGGTGGCTGGCGACGGTCACACGATTAGTGGCATCGCGGTGCCCTACGAGGTCCGTTCGGACATGGTCCCGGACCCCAGGGGCGAGGTGTTCAAGCGTGGCGCGTTCAAGCGCAACGTGGCGAACATGGTCGCGTCCGGGAAGCTGCCGAAGCTGTTCCTGGGCCACGATCACCGGCAGGCTGTGGGCAGGCTCACGGCGCTCGATGACACGGATGAGGGCCTGCTGTTTGAGGCTCGGCTCGCGGGCACGCCGAGCGGGGAGGCTGCCGCCGTTGAGGTGCGGGAGGGCACCCTCGATTCCGTGTCGGTGGGTTTTGTGGCCGTGCGGGAGCGTCGCGGCGCCCAGGGTGTGCGGGAGGTTGTCGAGGCGCGCATGGTCGAGCTGAGCCTCACGCCGCTGCCCGCCTACGAGGGTGCCGGGGTGTTGGCCTTCCGCGCCGCGAGCATCCCGCCGCTGCCACCGATGCCGCGCATTGATGTGCACGCGGGGTTCCGTTTGCCCTTGGTGCGGTGATATCTTGCTGCCAAGGTTGAGCGGGAAACACACCCGTCAGGGTCCCGCCCCGCTCTCCCGCCCCGCTCGCCCCGCACGTCCGGTGTGACATTGCCCGTCAGGGCCCCCACCCGGAATCGCGGGAACCACCGAGGGCCCCGTGACCATTCCGGCGTCCGAGGAGGACCCCATGAGCAAGTACCTGGAGAATCTTGTCGAGGAGCGGACCACGCTGGCCGCCGCTATCGAGACGATCACCGAGAAGGCATCCGTCGAGGGTAGGGACCTCACGGACAAGGAGCTGACCGAGGTCCGCGACATCCAGACCCGGTGCGCCGACATCGACGCCCGGCTGGAGACGTTCGGGGAGGCCCAGGATTCCAACCGCAAGTTTGCGTCCCTCATGGGCCGCATCGGCGTGCGCGAGGAGCGCATGGCCGAGAAGAAGGAGGTCACCTCGTGGGGGCGCACCTTCGTCGAGTCGACGGAGTTCCGTGGCTACTCCGGGCGCGGCGCGTCCGGCGCCGTCGAGCTGCCGTTTGAGGTCCGGGCGGCGGGCGACATCGCGCACATCGTGGCTGCCGACCTCAGCATCCCGAAGGTCCAGTGGGACGGGCCGATTGACCGTTCCTACCCGTTCCCGCTCATCGACGTGGTCGCCAAGGAGACGATCAGTTCCGGGGCCGTCGAGTGGATGACGATGTCCGATGTGTCGGATGCTGCTGTGGTCCCGGAGGGGACCCTCAAGCCTGAGGCAACGCTGACCTTCACTCCTCACAATGCTGCGCTCGACACGATCGCGCACTGGAAGGCCATTACCCGTCAGGCGCTGGAGGACAAGGCACGCATCCAGAGCATTGTCGAGGGCGCGCTGCGCCGGGGCCTGCTTCAGAAGATCGAGAAGGACCTCGCGGCGGCGATCGGCACCGGGGTCACGGCGACCGCTGACGGCGCGGGCAACTTCCTGAACGGCATCCGCAACGGGATCGCCGTCGTCGAGGGGAAGGGCTATAACCCGTCGGTGGTCCTGCTGAACCCGTCCGACTACGCGGCCCTGGACATCGCGACGATCAGTGCGCTCGGCGGCGCGGGTGAGCGCCGTGGTGGGTTCTGGGGGCTCCGGGCGATCCCGGTCGCTAGCCTGACCGCCGGTACGGCGATCGTGGGCGATCCCCAGGCGGTCACGCTGTTCCAGCGTGGCACGGCCCAGGTCCTCGTCGCGGACCAGCACGCGGACCTCTTCCTCCGCAACGCGCTTGTGGTCCTCGCGGAGACGCGGGTGAAGAGCGCGGTGACCGAGCCCGCCGGTCTGGTCAAGGTCACCGAGGGGACGGCCCCCTGACGGTAGCCCCGGTAGCGGCGCCCGCCCCTCCGGTGGACCGTAGGGGCGGGGCCGGGGTGCCGAGCAAGCCGAAGGGGTTGAAGTGATCACAGTCAGGGCCACATACGTTCGGGCCGACGGCTCGCCGGACTCCGGTGTCGTCACGTTCCGCCCGGCGGTGCCCGGTGTGGCCGCAGACGACATCGTGACGCTCCAGCCTGTCCGGGCGACCCTCGATGATCAGGGCAGCATCGAGGTCGAGCTGCTCGACTCGTCGGACTGGCAGACCGACGTGCCGATGCCGTACTTGATCACCGAGCGGCTGTCCGGGTTCTCCCGCGCTTGGGTCACCGAGCTGCACGGCCCGGAGGCCGATCTTGCGGACCTCCAGCCGATGGCCGAGGTCCCGAATGTCGGGTGGGTCCCTCCGAGCGGGGGCGGGGGGGCCACCACCCTCGACGACCTGACCGATGTCGACGTCGCAGCGGCTGTGCCGGGGATGTTGCTGGCGAAGAACACAGAGGGCCGATGGGTCGGCTCGCCCCCACCGGCACCGCCCGCCCTCGATGACCTGACCGATGTGGACGTGCACCTGTCGGCGACCGGCATGGCCCTGATCAAGCAGCAGGACGGGTCATGGAAGGGCGCCAACGTCCGCCAAACCCTCAACCAGCTCACCGACGTGACCGCCCCGCCTGCCACCCCGGCCAACAGCCTGTTGGGCACGGTGGGCGAAGGGCTCACACCCGGCGTGGCCGAGTGGGAGCCGCTGCACCTGGACTACGTGCAGAGCGTCGTGCTCGGCCCGATCCCCTCATCGGTGGCCGACCTGTCCCAGCGTGTCACCGAGCTTGAGCACACGGGCGCAATCGTCCCGCCCGACCTGGAGCTGACGACGGACCTCTATGGCGGCAGCTTCATCCGCATCATCGGATGCGACCCGATCACCGCGTCTCCGGCGCAGCGGATCACGGTCGCGCTGGCGACCACACCGGGCGTCAACGGCGCCGTGTTCGCCACCCTGGGCGACATCTCCGGCACCGGCGCGGTGTGGGCAGACTTCGGCGGCACCCTCGGCAAGGTTGTTGACACGACCGGCACCGCGGTCAACGGCGCCGCGCTCAAGGAAGCGATCCGCCGGGGCCAGATCATCACCGTCCACCGCGGCACGGACGGCACGCAC